ACAGGTTGTTCAGCTAATTCTTTTTTACCTAGTTTTTTCTTTACATTGTGATATAAAGATTTTTTACCTAAATAAGATTTATTAGTAGGGATATGAACAGAAATATAAATGAAACCATATGTTCCTTGGGGAAAATCTTCAATGGATTCTATCCATTTATCGTTGTAAAACCATTTTGACATACATTTTAAAAATCAAAGTTTATTAATATTGATGTATCTGTAACAGAGGATACAGGTAACGGTTGGGCAAGTTTTGCTACCGCTAATAATTCTTTATTATTATTGTATAATCCAACAGTTGTAATATATGGGGAAAAATATGAACCTGTTACATTATTGTTTAATTTTCCATTTCCTGGTTGAGAGAATGAACTACCACTATCATTGCTTATAGCTAGTGATCCTGAAGTAAGTGTGGGATTATTTGAAAAATTAAATTCATTTTCTCTAATAGTACATTTATATTGGGTTTCATGTATAGTAACTGTACTTTCAAATGAACAGGTTATAAGAGAATTATAAAAATCATTAACAAAAATCATATCATCCCCTCCATATATTGCAGTGCCATAATTTACTTGTCCATATCCCTCTACAGAACCCGTAATTCCACCATTAGTTATAATAACTATTCCGTGTTCATAAATAACGTCTCCAACTTTTAAGGAGGATGATAATAAATTACCTAAACCATCATCTTGTAGAATTATATTTCCAAAAAAAGAAGATGAGGTAGAAATATTTACAGTTCCTGGTTTTAAGTATTCTCCAAATAAGTTAGATGGGATAGAAATTATGCAAATTTCTTCATTTGATCCTGTAGGAAGATATCTACTTGGGAGTAAAGTATTTGATAAATAATTATAATAACTTGGAGTATAAATTGGTCCTGTTACAGTTCCATCAGGGTTAAAAGAAGCTGTGTTTGAATAGGAACCATTGCTGCCAGAAATATAATTAGAATAATAAAGTTCTTTAATAGAACTATATATTAATTGGCTTGATTGAGGTGTAATATATCCAGTATTGTCTGAACCAGATACCCATAAAGATGAAGTAATATTTTTTCCAAGAAATCTATCAATTTGAACATTTGATCCTGTAAGTTCGTTTCCTGTAAAAGTAAATAATTTATTTACCTTAAAAGGAGAAACAATAACATCAGAAGTTATAAATGGTTTGAATATACTCATTCATTCTAAAAATCTAATTTTACTCTAATTAAAGCTTCTTTTGTAAAATCTTTTAATAATGGTCTTGACATTTTAGCTACTGCTATTAAATCATTGCTATCATTATACATTCCTATAGTAGTAAGATATACTTGTGGAGAATTAATAAAATCAGTATAAATTATATTTCCTGTAGAACCTGAAATAAAAGATGGGTTTTCTGAGTAGTTAAATTCACTATTACGAGCTCTAACAAATACATAATCTGATGTAAGTGTTTCTTGAGAATTGATTTCAAAATATCCTCCTGTAGAAATAGAATTAAATAACTTTTGTGGGTTTTCACCATCTGAATTATTGGATCTATTTGGAGAAACTTTAATTGATTGGGATACAGCCGCTGGGTTAATTAAAATAGTTCCTAAATCTGGAAATACTAAACCGTAAGAGCCTGAAAAATTTACATATCCATTATATGCTAAAGTTCCTGCAGTTCCATTAGATCCGGAAATTAATTGAAGTACTCTAGTTGAACCTAAAAATTGGTTTACTGGGTTGTCTAGGGAGTCATCTGTAAGAGTTATAATTCCTCCAGATCCAGAAAGAGTTAAATTTAAAGAACCAGGGAATAAATTTTGTTTATATCTTGATCTTTCAAGAGATATTACCCAAAAATTAGATGCAGTTATAAAATTATTTCCTTTACCAAAATAAAATTTAGAGTTTTCATCTTCTAAAATTAGAGTACGATATTGTCCATAAACTGTTTTTGTTGGGGAATTTTCAGGAACTGCATTATTAAATAATGCACTTCCACTTCCTAAAGCATCAGCATATGCTATACTAAATTGAACTTCAGACTCTAAAAGTATAGATGAAGTTTGGTAAGTATTAAGATAATAATCACCAGATAAACCAGCAATTTGGATGGAAGATGAGTGGAATTGGGTTAATGCAGGAGTTCCAGTTGACCATGTCGTAGAAACTATTGAATCACTACTTACTAAAAAATCCTCAGGATCTAATCTTTTAAATGACATTATTTATTTTTTATTGATTATTATTTGTATATGAAATAAAAATTGGTATAGTAATACGAGCTCCACTATCTAAACCTACAACAGTTAATGTACCTGTAATTTGAACTTGTCCAGATCCAAATAAAGTATTTACTGTAGTTGCTTTTAAATTAATTTGAGATCCTATTACGGTTTGTGAAACATTAGTTCCTAAAGTTGATGTTTGGGATGTATTTGAGGCTATTGCTCCTGCATTATTAATTCCAGCCCCTGTAAATGTACTCATTAATCTAATATCAGAAATTGTAGCTGAATATCCATTAGTTTCAAATGCTTGTGCCTGTCCTAAATAATTTACGGTTTGTGGAACTATTGATAATGAAGCTCCTTGTTGTAAAGTAATAGCTGAATATCCCAAATTTAAAACTGGTAGCTTGGCTGTTCCACGAGGTAAAGTAGCTAATTTATATTTCATAATTTGAGTTTCTTGAGGAAAAGCCTCAAGTAAAGGCATATTTTGAAGAGCTTCTCCATAATATGCAGAACCTGAAGGGTGGGTAGGATTGTATAAAGTATAATCTATTTCATCATCTGCAAATGCAAACTGTGTAATTCGGAAAGAACCATCATTTTTTGCTAAAAGTTCTCTTCCTTTTGTTGTTAAAATTGCATCTACTGTAACGACACTGTTATTTAAATATCCCATATTGTTGTATTATATATTTGTATTATATTAATAAATATTATGTAAGCAAACCTTTTTCAGTAAGAAGTAAAATAATTTCATCTATAGATTTATCTAATTCTGGAACTACAAATTCAGGTTTAATAAGATATGGCCCTATTGATCCTACTGGTCTAAATCCTTCAATAACATTTTGTGAAGCATTATCAACATATCTTCTAATTAAAAATTGATTTAAATTAAGTGATTCTGATGGTGGGACAGGTTTGTCAAATTCTACTGCTAAAACAGGAATGTTTGGAAATAAAAATTTATTATTAGTACCACCCGAAAATGAAGATGTTGTTGAACCCGATATTGCATAATATGAATTTCCTGCTACTCCATCAGTAAGAGTTGATGTTAATAATAAATTTGGGCTTGAATTGCTTGAACTTATAAATTGTAAGGGTGAACTATATAGGGCTATTGAACGACTAAAATTAAATATTGCCGAAGAAGTAGCTACATAATGTGCTACTGTTGTTCCAGTAAATGAACCAGTTCTAATATAAATTATATTTGATGTGTTTGCGGGTAAAGTTGCAGAACCGGTATAGTATAAAGTAATACCATTTATATTTAATGATTGAGAACCAATGCTTCCAGATGCTAAACTTGCAGAAATATATGTTAAATCTACATTTAATGAAGCAGATGTCAATGCTAAGTTAGTTTGTATATAAGGTGAAAATGGAAAATAAGATGTAGAGGAAGTAAGATATGTTAATAATAAATTTGGACTCGAATTACTTGAACTTATAAATTGTAAAGATGCACTATATAGGGCTATTGAACGACTAAAATTAAATATTGCAGATGAAGTAGCTACATAATCCGCTACTGTTGATGCAGCAAATGAACCAGTTCTAATATAAATTGATTCAGATGTATTTGCAGGCAAAGTTGCAGAACCAGTATAGTATAAAGTAATTCCATTTATATTTAATGATTGGGAACCAAAATATGCTAAACTTGATGAAATATGAGAAAATGGTATATTTAAAGATGAAAAAGAATAAACAGAAATTACACCTGCTTTAATAGTTAAATAAGTTTGATTTTCTCTTCCTTCAAATTTAAATTCATCTCCATATTTTATATTCCAATGTTCTTTAACAGGATTCATACCCGATGCCGTTCCATTAGAGGTAACTAAATCAACCATTCTTATTGATGGGTTATTAAAATTATCAATAAGTAAAGATTGGGTTGTAAATATAATATTTTGACCCGAAAATCCGGATTTATTAATAAAATCTAAAGTAACATTTTGGGTTGGGGTATTAGATGCAGATATCCAAAATCCTTTCATGTCAATAAAAGATCCAGTTCCATATCCAGGAAGTATATTTTGAACAACTTTAAAGGTTCCTCCAGATTCAACATAAGTAGATCCATTAGTATTTCTACCTTCACCTACTATATAAAATTTATCTCCTGCTTTTATGTCAGAATATTTTCTTATAATACCTTTATTAGCATATGGTGAGTTATCATTTTTAAACTGGCTCATATCCTCACCTGTAAGGAAATTTTGATAGGGAGTATTTTTTAAAGGAACTCCATCTCTTTCGTGTTGGAGGATTGCACCAAACCTTCTTTTTCTTTGACTACCTTGTTGATATCCCGTAGTATTAGAAACTTTTATATCAAAAGAAAATGATAAATCTATTTTATCATCTATAAGATCTTGAGTAATAACATATTTCCAAGTTTGAGAAGATTTATCAATGTTTGCATCTGTTCCCTTAGAGGTTTGGTTATTAAATTTAATTATAGTAGGTGATTCACCAATACTATTATCAGCATATGTTGGAGAAGTAGCAGTAAAAGAATAATCTCCAATAGGATATATTACATTGGAAGATGATTGAGCCATAGCATCATTTATACCTACAAATGTAGATGAAGTTGCAAATGATTGTGTTGGGGCTTGTCCAATTTGAGTATAAAAAATAGGTTCAATAGAAGATGCACCTCTAATAATTTTTCTAGTTATTTCTAATTCACTTGTTCCTAAACCATCTTTTGAATTAATTATTATATTTTCACCTGAGATAAAATTTCCTTGTAATTCGGATAATGAATAAGGAGATGAATTTGGGATAATTACAGATCCATCAGATTTAATTAAATATTGAACTGCTGTTGTAGATGCATTTTCATGTTCAGGGGGCCAACCATATATACCAGGGCAATATGCAATAGCGGTTTTTAAACTTTGAACTGTTGGAGTATTGCCATAAGTTCCTTCATCACCCTCAGTGTATTTATTTAAAAATTGAGATGTAGATTTAGATCCTTCGTATTTTATAATAGTTGATTTTTTAGAAGTGTAATTTGAATTAGGTACAGTAGCGGGGGTTGCTGTTCCACTAATTAATAAGCCAAAATTATTTGGGATAATTCCAGTAGAATAATCTACATCTAAAGCATAAGTACTTGGTCTTTGGTCTGAAATATGGTTTATAATAGCATTGTCATTACTATTATAAAAATTAGCTTCAACAAGATATGGTTCTATTATAATAGGGGCATCTGAAATAGCTATAGGAGATGTACTTTGAGTAATTAAAAAGCTACCTGATTTTAAAGTAAGATTTCCTTGGTTATTTAAAAAAATACTTGCAGTAGTTCCTGCTAATGGGAAAAAAGATGAAGAAAGAGTTGTAGTAACATTGGCTCCATCATTAATTATAGAACTAGTTAAAATGAAATTTTCTAGAGTAAGGGGAATTCCTGTACCATATTGCACAATGGCAAATCTACTAGTACTGGGAGAAGAACCACTTGTAACTATAGAAGCAGTTATACTTAATTTAACATTAGAGGTAAGAGGGACTTCATAATTGTTTGTTGATTGATTAAAAAATCCTTCAACATTTCCATCAACGTTAAGAAAAGATGGTGAAAGCAATTGGGTGCCAGGTGGTAATAATGTTGGGGTAACACCGGAAGCAGAAACACTATAATCTAAAATATAATTATCAACACTATAGTTAGGATTTCCTATACTGTCTACTTGGTAGAAAAAATAATCAGGATATTCTGTAGTAGATTGGATAACCATGGGGGTATAAGATGTGCTACCATCATATAATATTAAAAGTCTAGTAGCTTGTCCTAAGGAAATATTATTATAATTTCCATTAAAATCTTCTTTATGTATTTTTACATAGCTATTTCCATATTGGTTAGGGAAAAAGCCTCCTCCGGGGGTCATACCTCCTAATTGAATCCATCTTTGTAAAATTAAAATTTCTCCAGGATTTGGTTTGGTTTGAAGTGATACAAATTGTTCTTCAGCAAATGTATAATCAGGATCTGGAACTGAAATATCAATATTATATTGGGAAAGTGAAAATTGTACTAGAGTGTAATTAAATTCTCTATATTCTGGTACTGTAGGGGTATATAAATTTCCTGTAGATATTAATAAAGAGGATCCACTAAATTCTCCATTATAAAATTCATCTTGAGAATTATGTATTGTATTAATAGATCCTAAAGGTGTTGAAATAGATTCACTCCAACTTTGGGTTAAATTAAATAAATTATTTATTCCTTCTGAGGAAAATGATAAACCATTAAAATTTTCAAATATTCCTCCTGTACCTACATTAAAATCCATTAAATTTCCAGGGTTGTAATTATTCCATTGTGGGAGTAAAGTTCCTGAAACTAGTAGGTTTTGTGGAATAAATGGAAAATTTGGAGGAGATTGAGGATTTACACTTTGAGTAATTAAAAAACTACTTGATTTAAGAGTTAAATTTCCATCAGTTGCAAGTGATATAAATAATTGATCTCCTACAGAAGGATTATAAGAAGCAGATAATGTTTTAGTAATATTAGCTCCCGTAGAAAGTAGAGTGGATGAAAGTAATGTAGTATTATTTGATGATGGAGAATAATTATATAAATAAAATGAATTATTTATCAAACCAATTGATCCACTTGTAGTAATTGAAGAAGAAACAATAATTGGGATATTAGAGGTATTATAAAATGTATATTTACCTGTTGTATTATCAAAAAATTCTAAAGTATCAGCTCCTACAACAGATCCATAATTTTTGGGAATATAACTATATGAAACCCCAATGAATTCTTGAGGATAAACAGATGCTGAAATTTTATAATTAAAAATGTCGTTTGTTATATATGAAGATGTGGTTTTTGTTTTTATTTGAGGTTGTGGATATTTATTTCTCTCTAAAATATGTTGTTTAATTACAATTCCAGAAGCAAGACTTGTACGAGCAGGTACAAAATCTTTTATCATTTTAAATAATGAATTGTCAAAAAATTTAATTAAACGAACAAAATCAACTAAA